GTCAGAGGAAGAGACTACACTACTCTTAACATACAGACTATCTATTGTAGTAAAAGAAGTAAATGAATCTCTTGTAGGTCTTGATGCTCCAGATGAAGTATGGGATATACTGTACGAAATGGCGTATCAGCTCGGACTGAGAGGCTTATTGGACTTCAGTCGTATGATTGTAGCTCTACACAACGAAGACTACTCACAGGCTAGTAGAGAGATGCTAGACTCTGAGTGGTTTAAACAAACACCTGACAGAGTTAAAAGATTGTCGGATAGAATGAAACTAATTAATAAAGGATTATAAATGGCAACAAGTATAGAAATTTCAGACATAACTTCAAACGTAACAACAAGTCCAAGCTATGATGTAACTGGTGACGGATACTTTGATGATGTTATGGAAACAATAAATACTCACCTTAAAGCACAATTCAATGCAGGTAGAATAACTGGAGACAACTATGCTAAGTCATATGTAGCTCTAGCACAGAATGCATTAAACCAAACAATTCAATTTGGACTTACAAAGAGAAGTGCTGAATTAAGAGCTGATGGATTAAATGAAGATGTATTAAAGAAACAAGAAGACTATGCAGTACAAACAGGAACTGATGTAAGACAAGCTAAGATTGAAACTGCTTTAGCTCAAAGAGATAAGGTTGAGAATGAAGCATTATACATTGCAGAACAAAAGACTCAGCTTACTGCTTCTGTAGGTTATAACAACAAGATTAAAGCACTAGACTCACTTGCTGATACATACGGTACATTTGGTGCTGGTGGATTAACTATGTCAAGTGATATGTGGAACACTTACTTTACTATTGTAGCTGACTTATCTGGTGCTACTGCTCCTACAAGTACAACTGTTACTGAAGTTTAATTATGGCTAATAGAATAGGTGGTAAAGGAGAGAAGCTTGCAAAGGCTGCTCTATCTGTAACAAGAAGTAAAGTTACAATTACTGGAGATTATGAGGACGATAGACAGAAGTTTGGAGCTATGACTCAAGACCTTGCTATTACTTTTGATGGTAATAACAACGTATTAGTTAATGGAATAAAAGATGATGTTCAAGAGCTTCAGGATTACTTTAATACTACCTACACAGGAAACATTACTGTAGTTACTTCTGTAGACTTTACAGGTGAAACAACTACTACCTCAACTATAAGTGTAGTAGACGGAATAATAACTGGGGTGAACTAATGGCTATTCTCACTGCTTCTCAATTACTTACAACGGTAATAGATATACCTACAGCAAAAGATGCTAATCAATGGTATGCAGGTGGTATGCTAAGGAATGAAACTTATCCAGGTGGTATTAATTTCTCACCTATAAGAAAGCCGAGTCTTGAGAATACACTTCTTGGCAATGATGTAGTGTCAAGTATGCTTAATGGTAACTTTATGTTTCTTAATGCAGGTATGTCAGCAGTATCATCATTTATGAATACTGGTATATTGGATTTACTATCTGAATATAAGTCAAGAGAAACAGCTGTTATTAAAGTGACTATAGAAGTATATGAGAATACAAGCACAGGTAAAGAATATTCTGGTGAAGCTAGTTTTGATATTGATGGTGAAATAGACTATGCCGAGAATTCTTTTAGCTTAAGTTCAGTATCAAAAATAACAAAGAACTCTTATTCCTTAACAAGTCTTATAGGTGGTAGTCCTTTGACTATTGCTACAAAGTTATACAATGTATATACAGATGAAGAGATTACTCTAGAGGAAACAATAGCATCAGGTATACTTGGTTCTGTTAAGCAAGCTGCAAGTAATGTTGTTTCAAAGTCTATAATAGGTATAGTAGGAACGACTAATATGATTGCAATGGGAGCAATTGCTTTAGCTGTATCAGCAGTAGTATCTGAGTTCTTTGAATATGCTTTAGGTACAGATATATCTATTGGATATGGTGGTGAATATTCTGACAAGTATTCTAAGCAGTTTAGACAAGATTCATTCTCTGCTTCAAAAGGTATACTAGGACTAGGTTCTCTTTTTGATTCATTATCTTACTCTGTAGGTATCTCAGATAGTCTTACGACTGAGTATACTAATGCCCTAGGCATAAGCACAGGAAATGTATTTGAATCTGCTGACCTATCAGTAGCAACAAGCTATGATGATGGAAGCTTTACTCTTACCGAGAATGAAGACTTTGGTTTAGTAGACGATATACTTGACAATCTGGATGATGATAGTACTATTACAACGGTTAGTTATGATGAAGAAACTGGAGAGTTATCCATAACGGTATCTGAAGACTCAGGAGATGGACAAGCTTCTGATGGCTTTACTGGGCTAGACCAAGAAACACAAGATGATGTAAATGATTCCGAGTTCGGTATTGGTGCTCAATCAAGTTTCTAGGAAGATAGATATAGGCAATATACAATTAATAGCTGTATTACAAAAAAGAAAGATTTTCGATATAATTCAAACAAAGGAAGAATATGACAAATGAAGAAGCAATTAAGGTAATTTTATCAGATATTGACTCTGCAAAGACTGCAAAGAAAGATATTGACAACAAAATTGATACTTGGCTTAACGAATTTGAAGGAAACCCTTACGGTAACGAAACTAAAGGTAGAAGTAAAATCGTTGTTAAGGATATCAAGAAAGCAGTTGAATGGTTTGTTCCTACTGCTTCTGACCCATTTGTTAAGAAACCAAGGATAGTAAAGCTTGAAGGTATCACAGCAGAAGACGTACAGTCAGCAAAGATGCACGAAAGACTACTAAACTATCAGTTCATAAGAAAGTTCGATTCATATACATTCATTCACGATTTATTTAAAGTATCATCAACAGAAGGTACTGTTATTGTTAGATGTGGATGGAACTACAAAGAAGACGAGAAGTCTGAATCATTTGAAGGTCTTACACCAGAAGAAGTATTATCACTTGAAGGTGAAGATGTAGAGATTAAAGATGTAGTAGAGAATCCAGATGGAACAGTAGACCTTACTGTAATCAGAAGAAAAGTAATGGAAAACAATCCTACTGCTGAAGTACTAAAGAATGGTAACTGTTTCCCTGACCCACAGTGTACAACTATAGAAGATGCTAACTTCTTTGCATACAGATACGAAAGTACTATGAGTGAGCTTAGAGCCTCTGGTAAGTACGAAGAGGATGCATTAGAAGATATACTTGCATCAGTTGAAAAGACTGACAGTTCGCTTGAAGCAAGCAGAGAATCAAGAAATAGAGAATACGGACAAGATGAAAACTATGAGTCATCAGCTGAAGCAAATAAGAAAGTAACAGTATATGAATACTGGGGACACTTAGACTTGAATGATGATGGTATCTCAGAACCTATTGTAGCTACTGTTGTAAACAAGAAGTTACTTGACATAGATGACAATCCATACCCTGACCAATGTTTACCATTTGTAGGTATTCCATTCTCAACTGTACCATTTGCATTCTGGGGTAACCCTTTAGCAGAGTTCTTATCTGACAATCAAAAAGTAAGAACATCTCTTATGAGAGGATTCATTGACAATGTAGCACAATCTAACAACGGTAAAAAGTATGTTAAGAAAGGTGCTATGGATGCTATCAATAGAAAGAAACACGAAACTAATGTAGGTGGAATCATTGAGATTAACGGAGATAAAAACGACTTCTTTGAAGGAGAATTTAACTCTATTAACCCATCAGTATATAACCTATATGAACTAGTACAACAAGAAGCTGAAGCTTTATCTGGTATTAACAGAACTATGCAAGGTATTGATTCAAGAGGTCTTAACGACTCTGCAACAGGTGCTTCTATCCAACAATCTAATTCACAAAGAAGAATGATGGATGTTGTAAGAAGACACTCAAATGGACTAAAGAAGATATTTAGAAAGTGGATATCTTATAACAAAGAGTTCCTTACTGATGACGAAGTAATGAGAATCTCTGGTGAGTATATTCCATTCAAGAGAGATGATATCTCTGGAGAGTTTGACATTGACATCACTGTAGGTACTGACGGTATTACAGAAGCTAAAGTAAATCAAATGACTATGTTAATGCAACAAGTTGGTGGATTAGCAGGAGTAGCTTCTATACCTCCACAGTTCTTTAATCTGATGTTATCAAAGATGGCAGATGAATGGGGATATCCTGACATAGCTCAAATGCTTGAGAATCCTGAACCTGAGCAACCAAACGAAGCTCAGCAAGAAATGGCAAGACTTGAGATGGAAGAGAAGAAAGGTAAAATTGAACTTGACAAAGCTAAAGCTATCCAAGCTATGAGTGATTCAAATTCAAAGAATGTATCAACTAAGAAATCAGCATTAGGTATTGTAGACCCTAAATAGTATACTGGCATTCTATGATGTAAGCCCAAGT